ATTGAACATGAAATATAAACATAGCTTCTTCCCTGAAGTCGCAATACCAATGGCTAGGATAGGTTTCAAAAGGAAACACAAGATTAGTTCTGGCAGAGAGCATTTGCCTGAAATAGAAGCGACTGATTGGGGATGGGCAGTGAGAGAATTTATTGATAGGAGAGAGTATGTCAGCAAATGATAAACAAGTAGCAGGAACACATTACAAATCTAAAATACAACATTGGGATTATGTTGTTGCGAATGACTTAGATTATTTTCAAGCCCAAATAACAAAGTATGTAACTAGATGGAGAAAGAAAAATGGACTTACAGATTTGGAGAAGGCTTCGCATTTTCTTGAAAAGTATATTGAAATCGAGCGGAAGAAAGAAGATGAAGAATGTTCTGAGCCTACTGGATATTATGTAAATCAAGACAGATGAAAACAATAATATTTGATACAGAAGTCTATAAGAATGTGTTTTTGTTGTGCGGACTCGTTCTTGAAGACAATGAATATTTCGCCATATGGGGAGGGGACAATGTCGCCGAAGAAAACATTCGTAGTTTGTTTGATTCTTCTAATTGTTTTATTAGCTTCAACGGTATTAAATATGATATGCCGATTATTGGTTATTATCTAACAGGTAAAACAAGTGAAGAGCTAAAAGACTTAGGTGATGAAATAATCGAAGGAAACTTAATGCCTTGGGAAGCTGAACGCAAATACGGATTCCGCATTCCTAAAATTGATCATATCGATTTGATAGAAGTTGCTCCGTCGTTCGTCAGCTTAAAAACATACGGGGCTAGAATGAATATGCCTACGGTTCAGGATCTTCCGTATCACCACACTGCCATTATAACTGATGAACAGAAGCCGAAGTTACAAGAATATTGTTTTAATGATGTAAAAACAACAGCCGAGCTTTATAGGCGTTTAGAAGGTCAAATAAAATTGCGAGTTGAAATAAGCAAAGAGTATCAAGTTGATTGCCGAAGCAAATCAGACTCACAAGTAGCTGAGCAAATGTTTTTAAAACGTCTTGATATAAAACGTAAGCAAATTGGAATACCCGCCTACGTAAGATATAAAATGCCAAGTTTTATTAAGTTTTACTCGGATGAGCTTATTCAGCTTGCAGAACGCATAGAAGAGCATCTCTTTATTGTTAAAAAGCCAAGTGGGCACGTTGAGCTTCCCGCATTCTTAAAGGATGATCTGGTTAGGGTTGGTGACGGTATTTATCAGATGGGTGTTGGCGGGTTGCATTCGCAACATGATAAAAAGGATTGTTATGTTTCTGACGATAACTGGTGTATTATGGATTATGATGTGGCTTCTTATTATCCCGCTATTATGCTTAATTGTAATCTTGTACCTATGAATACAGGGGAGAAGTTTTTAGAAGAATATAGAACTTTATTTAATAGGCGTCTTGAAGCAAAGAGGGAAAAGAATATGGTGATTGCTGACTCATTACGTATTGCGCTTAACGGCACATTTGGTAAGACAGCAAACTGTTACTCACCCCTCTACTCCCCTGATGTTATGATCAATATCACATTGACAGGGCAGTTACTTCTTCTTAATGTGATTGAACAATTAACACGACACAATATAGAAGTTATCTCTGCGAATACAGATGGAATTATGCTTTATTACAGAAGGATTGATCAGCATGTTGTTAATGCGGTAATCAATCATACAAGCGAAGTAACAAAGTTTATTTTTGAAGCAACTCCTTACAGATGTGTGGCGTTGAAAGATGTTAATAATTATTTCGCTGTGAAAGTTGACCGCAGTGTAAAAGTAAAAGGTATTTATTCAGCGCCGACGTTAAGTAAAAACCCAACAGCGCCAATCGTTTCTAGGGCAGTGGGTGAATGGTTGGCGAATGGGACGCCATTTAATGAGACATTAAGAAAAGGAAATATAGAAAATTTTATAACCGTAAGAAAAGTAACAGGAGGAGGTGTACAAGGCGATAAATATTTAGGTAAAGTTGTAAGATGGTATCAGACCAAAGAGCAATTGCCACCAATAACATATGCTAGTAACGGAAACAAGGTAGCCAAGTCTTCAGGCGCACGTGAATGTATGAAATTACCTGTTGATATTCCTGAAGATTTAGATTATGATTGGTATGAAAACGAAATACTAAAAGTAATAAAGGATATCGGTGCTAGCCGATTTTTATAACCGCAAGAAAGGAAAAAATGTCTGATCAAAAAAGACCCGTAGTATGGGTTGTTGATAATTCTCTAAACAAAACAATCAAAGACGTTATAAGATTTGGTGAGCCAGAGCACATTTACTCTTATGTTGATAAAGATATTGATTTAGTTAATCATGCTAGAGATGTTTTATCAGCATATCGAGAAGGAGATTATTTATGTTTAATTGGTGATCCAAAATTAAGTTGTATTGCATCAGCAGTAATAGTACAAATGAACCCAAGTCATGAAATTAAGTTTTTACAATGGGACGCCAGAAGTTATAGATACGAAGAATTTAATTTATCAATTTAATAAAGGAAATAAAATGTCATTCAAAGACAACCTAGTAGTAGGTAAGCAAGAACTCCCACCACGTATTTGTATTTATGGGAATCACGGAATAGGAAAATCAACAATCGCATCACAGTTTCCTGATCCTATTTTTATTAACACAGAAGATGGATTAGACTCTCTTGATGTTACTTCTTTTCAACGTGCTGGAGAGATAAATGATGTAGTTGATGCTATCAAAGTTTTATTAAAAGAAGAACATGAGTACAAAACATTAGTTATTGATTCAGTTGATTGGTTAGTTGAACCTCTTATCACAAAAGATATTGAGAGCTCTCATGACGCAAAAGACTTAGGTTACGGCAAAGGTCAAGTATTTGTCGCAGAGTCTTTTAGAGAAATACTTCAAGGACTAGATGCATTACGTCGTAAAAAGAGCATGAATATTATTTTGCTTGCTCATGCTAACGTAGTGCGTTACGAAAACCCTCTTACTGAGCCTTACGATCGTTTCTCACCAAAGTTGCCGAACCGTTGTAATGCTTTGCTTCAAGAATGGTGTGATGTTATTGCTTATGCTGGTTTCAAAGTTATTGTTAAGAAATCAGATGTAGGCTTTAATAACACAGTCAACCGTGGAATCACGACTGGGGAGCGGCTGCTTCATGTTGTAGAAAACCCAGCGTATGTTGCAAAAAACCGTTATGCGTGCCCTGATGCGTTCGAAATGAACATTGAAGAAATCGCAAAATATATCCCTATCAAACTTTAATAAAGGAAATAAAATGTCTAAATTTGGATTCGATTTAAATGAGTATAATTCAGATGGTGGTAGCAAAGATTACTCCCCATTGCCAAAAGGTGAATATACAATCAAATGTGTAGAAGCAGACCTTAAAGAAACAAAGAGTGGTGGGCAAATGATTGCTGCTAAGTTTGAAGTTGTTAAAGGTGATTATGTTGGTCGTTTTATTTGGAGCAATTATAACATTCACAATAACTCTGAGAAGGCGCAGCAGATTGGTCGTGAGCAATTATCAGCATGGGCAAAAGCATCAGGTAAACCCAACGCAAGTTCTGTTGACGAGCTCTTAGAGAAACCTTTTAAATGCTCGCTTGATATTGAAGCAGGAACAAATGGGTATGCAGATAAGAACCGTATTGTTGGTTATGTTATGAGTGAAGCAAAAGCGCCACAGAAGAGTAGCCTTGCTGATATGAAAAATGATGATCCTGATAGCGCACCTTCAAAAGCGAAAACAGATAAGAAAAAGAATCCTTGGGATTGAATGAAGGATGGGGGCTTAGACCCCCAATTTTAATAAAGGACTATAATGGCAACGAAAAAACCACTGAGTATACCCATACCAGTACAAGAAGTAGAAATGGTTGAACGCATTTATGATTCAATTAAAAAGAAAAAATCCCGTAAATTTAATTTATCAAGACTAGGTGCATCAGGTATCGGTAACGACTGCGTTAAACGTATCTGGCTTTCATGGAGAGGGTATGACAACCCACAACCTAGCGGAAGAATATTTAGGCTGTTCGAGACAGGTAATCTACAAGAAACAAGGATTGTAAATGACTTACGTGATGCGGGTTATAGCGTTTGGGATATGATGGAAGATGGGCAACAATATACGTATACGGATAAGACAGGGCATTTCGTTGTAAAGCTGGATGGAATTGTAAAAGGTGTTCCTGATGCAGAGAATGTACCGCATGTTCTTGAAGTTAAGACGCACAATACAAAATCATTCGCTGATTTAGAAAAGAAAGGTCTTGTTGAGTCTCAGCCCTCTCACTACTATCAGATACAAGGGGGTATATTATTTGGTGGTTTTGAAAGAGGGCTTTATATTGCTCTTAATAAAGATAACGAGCAGTACTATATCAGACGTGTTAAACCTGATTTAGAGGTTCAAGCGGATATATTAGAAAGAATTAATACGCTAATTAATGCTGACTTAGCCCCTGCTGGAGCTGGTGAGGATTATGAAAAGTATCCTTGTGCTTGGTGTGATTACAGGGATGTTTGTTATAAAAAGAAACCACCTATTGTTAATTGCAGAACGTGTGAACATTCTAAACCATTTGAAAATGGGGCGTGGCTGTGTACTTTGAAGAGCGCAACTTTAACATTAAAACATCAGATAGAAGCGTGCGAAAGCTATTCGCAGAAAGGTAAATAATGTATTATTTAGGAGTTGATCCAGGAATGAATGGTGCGATTGCAATTCTTGAAGATGAAGATATTGTTCAAATATTTGACATGCCCACAACAGAAGTAAAAGTCGGAAAGAGCACAAAGAAAAGAGTTAATCCGCAAGAGCTAGTTTTAGAGTTAGCCTTATTTAAAAACCAACATATTAAGGGAATAATAGAGCAAGTTAATGCGATGCCTAATCAAGGTGTTACTTCTATGTTTTCTTTCGGACGTTCTCTCGGAGTGATAGAAGGAGTTCTCGCAGGTTGCATGATACCGTACACACATGTTACCCCAGCGGTTTGGAAAAAGGCGACAGGAGTTAATTCCAGCAAAGACGGAGCACGTGAGATGGCAATGCGCATTTGGCCAACAAAAACAGAACTATTCAAACGTAAAAAAGATGATGGAAGGGCTGAAGCTGCATTGCTAGCGTTGTATTTATATCAGGTGCGGAAATGATTGAGCAGTTGTTAAAAGGTGCGGCAATCGCTATAATGGCTAATAATGTTTGGGTTTGTTTCGATAAAAAACCAAACTTACAAGATGTTGCCGAAGCAAGAAGACTTTTAGATCAATTAACTGATGAATTAATAAAGGAATCTTTTAAATGAATGAACCTGTAGCCCATAGATTTAAATGGGAAGAACAAGAAGAATGGCAATATGGCGATGGGTATGATGCAACAGGAGCGCCCAACGACCCTGACTATTTTGCTTACGAGCCTCTCTACACCCATCCAATGCGTGAACTAACAGAAGATGAGATAAGAGAAGTAGCTGATAGCGTATGCCATACATGGAAAAAGAATGGTGTTGGCGAACTTTACATGACGGATTTTGCAAAAGCCATACTAAAGAAAGCGAGTGAGAAATGACATTTATGTGGACATTTGATGGTGTAATGCAAGCAATTGCATTAGGTTTATCTATTTTAATTTTGTTGTTTTTTGGTTTGATGTGTTTGATTGAAAACATAAAAGATAGATTAAATAAGAAAGGCAAGTGAGAAATGAGTCAAGAACGCATAGATATGCTGAAAGAAATGATAGAGCAGTCCGCAAATCCCGCTGGTTGGATTGGGTACTACGAAGGTAAACCTGCTACTTTTTTATTTAAGCAAGAAGATGTGCCAATATTTTTAAAAAATACTGAGCCTGTTGGAAGTGTTGTACCACTTTACACCCATCCAGCAAAGACACTAACAGATGAGGAAATATCAGATGTTATCAATAATGAGTTTGGACATAAATTCAATGGCTATGAAATTTGTTTTTTATATGCTTTTGCTAAAGCAATACTAAAGAAAGCGAGTGACAAATGACAGCAAATGAATTGGCAGACGAATTAACAAAAATGTTTAGGGGCGAAGAATACGATAGGCTTGTACATGAAATACCTGATTTGCTTCGCCAACAAGCAAAAGAAATAGCAATGCTAAAACAAATTATTGATGCAAACAATTTACAGTCAGATATTGGACAGTTTAAAAAAGAAAAATACAGTGATGAATGGTGGAAAGAAGTAGCTTTGTTAAACAAAACTTTTCCTTTTAGGTTAGGAGGAAAATAATGTTAATCGGGTTCGTAAAGGAAAAACAAGAAGAAGCATTTGACGATTGGGTTAAACTATTAAAAGCTGCAAAGGCGGAAGAAGAGTTTTTAACTGACCCAAAGGCTGTATGGTTAGAGGCTTGGACACAAGCTACGATGGTCGCATGGAGTATTGTTGATGATAAT